GCGTGACCGGCTGGGGAAGGAGATGCCGTGCAACTGTCCGGCGATCTTGACTCGGGGTGGAAAGGGTCGATGATCTACATGACTCCCTCGTCGCGCAGACTGCTATGCCCCCATCCTCAGCGTTTCCGCTGTGGGCAGGTTTAGGGCATCCGACCGTACTCGGCCACCTCGGCACAAACTCCGTGTGGTGGTGAGCCTCCATCCCCTTGTGACATCCGAGTTCCCTCGGGTAGCGCACCGCGTGAGCGGACGGGATGGTCGTCGGCGTCTACGTCTCACGAGTGAGTCGTGTAGGCCATCGAACCGTCTCACTTTCTCAGTAGGCCCCCGTGCCAGTGCTCGTACTCGTTGGGTCGCTCTCTGTGCGCTGAATGAGATACTCGGCCATCTGGCCTCCTGTTGCTTGGAACCTTTCGGTTCAGCAGAGCAGTACGACCATCCCGGTCGCTCGCATCAAAGCCCGCTTGAGATCACTCGCCGTGTCCGGCTCGTCCGTTAGTTCCACTCGGGAACCTACTGAGAAAGTGAGACTTCGTTGGGTCTTGTTCTGCGGTCCCAAACCGCCGTGCCGCTCTCCCCTTTCGGGTGGCGCTCCCTTGCGGGGTATGACTTGATGAATGTAACCGTACACGCTGCGTCCACACTTTGCAACTCGAACTTGTAGGTCGAACGGATCATTCTGTCGACGGGCGTGCAACAGATGGCGTAGGCCCATCAACGCGGCTACCGTCTACCCCATGACTACGAAGAAGAAGCCCAACCCCGGAGCCGACGCTTTCGGCCGCTCCATCGGGAGTTGGATGTTCCTGTTCTTCCGGGCATGGCTCGTCATGCTCGCACTCGGCGGGTTCTCCCACGAAGCAGGCGTCGATCTCGCCTACTCCTATTGGGCATGTCTCCTCGGCGTGATGGTCGTGCGGCTCTCGATCTCGGGTCTGGCCGTCAGGACATCCGAGTTGATCCCGAAGCGCGACGGCAACGGCGACCCGCGTTGGAACTAACGCTCATCCACTGAGATGCACCGGCGGGCTGCAACGATGTGGGGCTGTGCCGAAGAAGAAGCCACAACCCGACTCTGACGATTCCGACGACGAGCGGGTGAAACGCGAGAAGGAACTGTGGCAGCAACGCGCCCGCGACCGCGCCGCACAAGCGTTGTTCGACTGACGCATCCACACACCCCGCCGTTCTCCGAAAGACAATGGGGAGGTGAGACTTGTCGACCACCTACGCGCCGTCGATATGCGGCGAGACTGGCGGGTGATGCTGGTCGGTGTCGGCTGCGCCTACGAGGTCGTGGCTCTCATGGCGGACGACGAACGAATCCCGCCGCTCACCCACATCGCTTGGCGGCTCCGCACCGACCGGTTCGGCCGGTTCCTGCTATGGCTCCTTTTCGGTTGGCTGATCGAACACATCTTCGGGGAGGGCCGATGAACGAATGCGTCCGCTGCGGGTGCCGGTGGAAGCCGGAGGACTCGTCAGACCGTTGGTGCCCCGAATGCGGGCAGGTGGCCGGATGATCGAGTGCTTCAACTGCGGGCACCCATACAAGCCCGAAGCGTCCCGCTGGATGTGCCCCAAGTGCCACGCGAAGGACACGTGCTGCGAGGGCGCACCGTGCCCCAGCCCGTCGGACTGAGGGCAACCTGCCGATGGCCGTAGTACGATCGCCTGCGCCACGGAAGGGGAAGCATCGTGATCGTAGGACTCGCAGGATACGCGACCGCAGGCAAGGACTCGGCCGCAGACGTTCTCGTCGACAAGGCCGGGTTCGTCAAGACGGCGTTCGCTGACTCGCTTCGGGCGTGCGCCGCGGCGCTCAACCCGATCGTGGGGTTCAGCACCGACGAGTCGAACGAGGTTGTCGTGGTCCGCTACACGGATGCGATCGACACGCTCGGCTACATCGAAGCGAAGGCCCGGTACCCGGAACTGCGCCGCACCTTGCAGCGGCTCGGCACCGAGGTCGGCCGCAACATCATCGGCGGGGACGTGTGGGTCGACGCGACGTTCAACCTGCTCGACCCGGACCGTGACGTGGCGATCGCTGACATGCGGTTCCCGAACGAGGCGGCAGCGATCAAGGCCCGCGGCGGAATCACCGTGCGGGTAACACGGCCCGGAGTCGGCCCGGCGAACGACCACCCCAGTGAAACGGCGCTCGACGACTACGACTTCGACTACGTGATCGGCAACGACTCCACCGTAGAGGTGCTTGGGGATGCGATCATGGGAGTTGTCGAGGACTACAGGAGATGATCTGATGAGGATGCGTGACGGAAGCGAAGTGGCGGACCAACGGCTCGGGCGGCTGCGTGAGTTCGATGAACGGTCCCGTTCGTTCCCGGTGCGCACGATGGTCGCTGACCGGGTGGCCCGGTCCTACACGTGGCGTTGCGACACGCAACTCGATCAGGGTTCCGATGGGGCGTGTGTGGGGTTCACGATGGCGCACGAGATGGCGGCGCGCCCGAAGGTGATCCCGGCCGATTACGCGAGGGGCATGTCGATCTACCGGCAGGCTCAGAAAATTGACCCGTGGCCCGGCGAGGACTACGACGGCACGTCGACTCTTGCGGGCGTGAAGATCCTGCAACGTGACGGGTTCGTCGATCAGTACCGGTGGGCGTTCGGGCTGGCCGACTTGGTGTTGGCCGTCGGGTTCGTCGGCCCGGTTGCTCTCGGGACGTGGTGGTACGAGGAGATGTTCGAGGTCCGCGACTGTGGCCGTATCCATGTCGGCGGCGAGCAGGCTGGCGGTCACTGCTATCTGGTGAACGGGGTGAACGTCGCTGATCGGACGTTCACGATCCACAACTCGTGGGGTTCCGGCTGGGGCAGTGGCGGCGAGGCGTTGATTTCGTGGGGTGACGTGGAGCGTCTGTTGGATGAGGACGGCGAGGCGTGTGTCCCGCTGGTCCGGGCGTGGGGTTCCGACTAGAGCGGTTCTCCGCACCCTCCGCATTGTTCGCCGTCGAGCATGTTGGGGAACACGACCTTCGGGAAGTCGTCGGAGTCGAACGTCGTTTCGTCGTACCGGTCGATCGCGTTGGCTGAGGCGATCTGATCGAGGGCGGCTTCGGCCCCCATGTCTCGGGCGGCGGGTGACGCTTCACCGTTGACGAGCATCGTCTCGATGACGCAGGTGGGGCAGTAGATGTCGGCGTGGTAGGTGTAGGCGGTGACCCTCATGGCTCGACGGTACCTTCGATCTCGGGCACGTCGAACAGGTCGTGGACGATCTGCTCGGGGATGGTGATGACGAGTTCGCGCGTCTCTCCGTCGAACCGGCTCGTCTCCTCGATGTAGTAGTCGGGCACGCTCCCCCAAGCCTCGAAGATCACGTCGTCGTAGGCGGACACGATCTCGGGGGCTTCGTCGTCGCGTTGCCGCCCGAAGGCCACGGTCAACTTGCGCTTGGACATCTCAGGCTCCGATGCAGTTGTAGTACCCGGCTGCGACAGCCGTGATCCCGCCGGAGCGTGGGTGGATGAACTCGGTGTGTGACCCGCAGTAGAAGATGAGGGCCACGCCGATCAGGTCGCGCTCGTCGTCGTTGAGCGTCGGGAAGTTGGCTTCGACCGGCATCTTCCACGAGGTCAGGTCGCGTACCGCTTCGAGAGCGATCCGTAGTTCCATCTCGGTGTAGCCCCGTTCGGTGAAGTCCTCGGGGAACCAGTAGTCGTCGCGGACCGGCATCGACCGTTCGGGGTCGGCTTCGATCTTGGCGATCAGGTTCACCGGGTCGACGCTCTTGCGGGCGTTCGGGTCGGTGCGGGGTGGGGGATCGACGAACACGCTCATGCTGCTTCCGTTTCGAGATCGAGGAGGGACGGGGGTGCGGTGATGTTGGTGTGGAACCGACCGGCGGGTGCGTCGAGGTCGATGACGACTCGGGTGCGGTTCTTCTTCGTGATCGTCGCGGGGAGGCCACGGAGGTAGGTGGGCTTGGCAGTCGGGGAGATGCGTACCCGGTCACCGACTTTGAGTGACTCGAACGTCACCTTGCTGGTGCCGAGTGCGGCGCGTCGGGTGGCGATGGCCTGTTCGATGGCGTCGATGTCGGCGTCGTGGTTGCCGTTGAGGATGGCTTGTGCGAGTGGGGATGTCATGGTGGTTGAGGTTCCTTCGTTCGTGGTTGTGTGGATGAGTATACGACAGGGGTGGGACGGTTTCAGAAGCCGAACTCGGCTCGGGCGTCTGCGAGCAGGACGGCCGCTTCCTCGTCGGCCGCGTCGCAGGCGTAGTCGAAGTTCTCGGCGTTGGCGACGGCACCGACTTCGTAGTCGACGAACTCGGGGTCCGACGGGTCGGGGGTGACCCGGCGGTAGAGGTAGTGGTAGCCGTTGTGGTCGGGGGCGGTGAGGCCGTAGCGGTCGTTCTGTCGAACGTAGGTGGGGGTGGTCATGGTGGGTTCCTTGTCTCTGTGGTTGGTTAGCGGTTGGTCTGTGCGGCCATGAGGAGTTCACGGATGCGGGCGTCGGAGATGTCCTCGTCTTGTGCGGCGAGCAGGTCGAGGGCTGCGCCTTTCCAGATGGCGGTGACGACATCGGGGGCGAGGAGGGTGAGGGAGTCGCCGTAGCGGTTGGCGACGGTCTTGTCGATGTTGTCGATGAAGCGGGCGTTGCTACGGGCGGTTGCGGTCATGTCGGGGTGGTTCCTTTGTGGGGGTGGTTGGGGATCAGAACTCGCCGTTACGAACGGCGTTGCGGAAGGTCTGAGTTTCGGTGCGGCGGGCGGCTCGGCGGGTACCGGCTCGGCGGCGGGCGGCTCCGCGGCGGCGGGAGCCGGAACCACCGAGGGGGCGGTTGGCGACGGAGCCGTTGTCCATAGCGGCGTTGCGGCCGTGTCGATCTGCGATGAGGAGGGGGGCTGCGTTCGAGGTCATGTAAGAACCGTAGCCTCTCCGTCCACACTATGCAAGTCAATGTGGACCCCCCGACCACAAATGATCCGATGGGCCTAGCCACCGCTCGCCCCAGCCCGGCCGCTCAATCCGTCCCGCCCGTGATGTAGATTGCTCGTCAACGGAACCAACCACCACCAACAGGAAGAACCGACTCATGGGCATCGACGCCAAACTCACCCTCCCGCCCGGCACCCGCGTCTGCGATCTGGCCGACGCGACGGGTGCGCTGCTTGGCTGCAAGATCGACAGCGAAGCCCGCTACTGCCCCGACGTGATCGGCCCGGAGTTCACTTCCGAAGCGTTCGCAGGTTCCGTACTCTCGAAGATCAGGATTCCCTCCGACGTGATCCCGTGGGAGTGGGGCACTCACCTGCTCGTCCACCACGAGTGGGGCAGCGACTCTCGGCACCGGCCGTTCGGCCCCGGCAGCATCGGCATCATGTCCGACGCCATGCCGTTCAACGTCGTGCTGCTCCGGCGGCTGGCCGACATCTTCGGAGGCTCCGTCGACCACGACGACTGCGACGAGAACGACGAGGACTACCGGGTGGAACCGCCGGAGGTCATGCGGGCTTGGCTGAACGACCCGTACACCAATGAACTGTGGCGGGCGATGAAGAACGCGATCAGCGTCGACATCGTGCCGATCACCTACGAGGAGATCGAAGCCGCTCAGGAATGGGCGACCTACGACCACATGCCTGCCCGCCCGAAGGTCGACGCATGATCCCCGGAGAGACGATCCGTACCGGCGCGGCCGAAGCCTGCCCGGACTGCAACGTGATGCTCGTCGAAGCGGTCCACATGAGCGCCGCGGGCCACTACATCGGGACGTGGTGCGACTGCGGCCCCTACTCCCGCGAGTCCGACTACTACCGGTCCCGCGAGGAAGCGCAGACCGCGCTCGACGCGTGGGCCGTGGACTACCGCGACCGAGACGAGGACGAATGATTCTGTACCACTACACGACCCCGCTGCATCTCGAATCCATCGGCCGCGACGGGTTCCTGAAAGTCACCGAGTCGAACATCGGCGCGCCGGAAGGCAAGGGCATGGAACCCTGCGGGGAACATCACGGCCCGGACGTGGTGTGGCTGACCGACAAGGACTCGACGACCTGCAACCGCGACACGCTGCGTGCCGGACTGAAACTGGTGTCGGTCATGCCGGTGCCCGCTCAGATCGACAAGTCCGTCATCCGGTTCATGGTCGAAGTCCCCGACGACGAGGTGGTGACGTGGGAGCCGTTCGCGAAGGAACACGGTATCCATTCGCGCTGGAAGCGGACGTTGGAGAAGAACTACGCGAGGCCGAGGTGGTGGTTCCTCGTTCAGCGCCCCATCCCGTCGGAGGAGTGGCGGCGTATCGAGGCGACCTATGGAGAGTGCGACCCGTGCGAGTACGCGCCTGATCTCGAACCGTGGGTGCCGAAGGTCGAGTGGACGCTGCTTGACGGGTGAGAGTGAAGCCTGACGGCACGGCGGTCGCGTAGCATGGAACTGTGAGCCTCAACATGCTCCGGCTACGTCTTGCCCGTTGGCTTGCCCGGTTGGTGGACGTAGTTCGTCCCACGTCAGGTTCCCGCATGTGTGGCGTGTGCGGGGCCGACCCGTGCTGGGATCACTGCTTGTGGTGCGGCGTCGAGTTCCGCCACGACGACTATGAGTTCGAGCCGGAGCATTCGATGTCGTGTCCGTTGACGACGGGCGTGTTCGTGACGACGATCGAGGACTTGTGGCCGTTCGGGTTCGGTTGCTGTGAGTGCCGGGTCGAGTTCATGCCGGGTGACCCGTACACGTCGGTCATCATGCGCACGTCGTCGGGTGATGAGTGGGAGGACGACGATTTCTTCGGCTACACCGACGATGGGCTGGGTGTCGTGGGTGAGGTGGTGTGTCTCGGGTGCGCTGCGGAGATGGAGTTGTTGCTCGGAACCTGACGGATCGGTCCCGGTTGGGGCGTACGATCCCACGGTGTCCCCCAAGTTGAACCGGTACCACGTGACGCTGATGGTTGGTCAGGCCCCTGCGGCCTTTGACCGTATCCGTCAGGAGCGGGCGATTGAACTGCCCCCGGAGGCTCGGGAGAAGTTGCTCGCGTTGGACTTGGCTCGGCATGGCGATGGGGTGGTGTGGGCCGGGAAGGTCGATGACCCGGACGGGTTTTCGTTGCGGGCGGCTCATGGTTGTCGGGCGTCTGATCTGATGCCGATGGCGTTGGATGAGTGCGTTCGGTTGTCGGGGTCTGATTTGGATGGGGTGGTGGATCTGTTGGCGGCGTGTATGCGGTTCCCGAATGCGATGGTGTTGACGAAGCGGCTGTAGACGATGGTGTGACAGGGTTCACATCCGATCGAGTTGCACGCTGTCGTCGGGGGGTATACAGTTCTTTCCATGACCTACCGCAACCGCCCCCGCAACACCCGCCCCAACCACACCACGGCTCGGGCCACCGACGGTCGCTACTACGACTTCGACGACGACACCGATGACCTGTACGACGCGATCCGCGACGACTTCATCGACGATCCCCGCTTCGATGACCTGCGCCGCGACCGCTACTGAGATCGTCCCGGTCCCGTAGTAACCTGATCGACAGAACGAGAAAGAGGAATCAACCACATGCCAACCACCGAACCCCGCTACCGAAGCCAACTCGGCGCAGAGGTCACGAACGTCATCGACGGCGACCTGATCCAGATTCGTGAGGAACGCCACTCCGCCGACGGCGTGGTCGTTGGAGTCGAGCGTGCCTACGACCCGCACGCCGACGCCGAGATCGACTTCATCCTCGCTGACTTCGGCGGGGAACAGCCCGGACGCATCCCTCTCCGCGAGGGCCGGATGCCGAGCCGCAACCATCACCACGTCAAGACGGTCTGAGGACCGAAAGGAACCAACCACAATGAACAACGCACGAGTCGTCTACGAAGATGAGTTCGTCACCGAGTACGACAACGGCGAAACCGAAGTCCGGTTCACCGAGGAAGAATGGGCGGTCATGCTGACCGACCCGAAGTACGGCTACATCTGCCGCTCGAAGAAGCACCGCTTGAACGACTCCGACCGCCGTTGGATCGAGTCGGAAGGTCTGTGCCCGTACTGCTTGGCCGAGGCCGAGGACGCCTACTACACCGAACGGCAGGCCGAGGACGAGGCCGCTGAGCGCGAGGCAGCGATGGAGGCTCTCACCGAAGCCGTCCGTGAGGCCCGTGGGTTGGAGTGCCGCACGTTGGCGTCCGGCTCACTCGCTCTGTACGAGAAGGCGACCGGCAAGGTCGTGGAGATCATCACCGAGGCATTCGACGGGTTCGACGCATTCGCTCACATCGCCCCGACCGAGGAGGTCTGAGATGTTCTTATTCCCAACCTTCGCCACCTTCCTTGAACAACTGACGTGGTATCTGCATAAGCGACACGGGTGGCTTCCGCAGAACGTCACCGACGTGATGGAAGTGCAGATAGTCCGCGGCGCTCTCGTGACCCTCGTGAGGTTCACCTGATGATTCTCCCCATGTCCCTTGACGACCACATCGCCGGAGGCCACTACACGGCTATCGAGATCGAGGTCGCTTGCCCGAACGGTCACAGGTGGCTTGCGCCCGGTGAGTCCGAGTACGGCGCGACGACAGTGGATGACCGTGCGCTTGTCTGTCCGGCCGACGGCTGCGACAACTACGCCCACGACCCGGACGAAGGGTTTGAGGGAACCCCGTCGATCAACGGCGACAAGCCCTACGACGGGTACGTGTACGACGCCGACGAGGAACTGTGGCTGATCCCCGAGATCGAAGCAGGCCCGATGGGGATGGAGCCGGGCGACCCCGGTTTCGAGAAAGCGATCCGTGAGGAAGAAGCGTTGGCGCTCGCAGCGATGGAGGAAAACTGATGCCGAACGAATCCGCTCTGAGGGTCGAGGCCCGGCGACTGCTCGATACCCGCTACGAGGTCTACGGGTGGGGCCACGGCCCGTCTGATGTGGACGGCACGATGGCGGGTTTGGAGGCCGAGACGCAGGTGTCGGGACTCGGTGAGGCCCGCCGCGCCCTGCGTGCCGTGGTCTACAACTGGTTCTTCGTAGAGTCGATGCAGTCGAACGACCCCATGCTGCTCCGGCAGTTGACGGCCGCGCTTCCAGAGTTCGCCGGGATGCCGCCCGAGAAGATCGCTCCGATCATTAGCGACGCGTGAGTATGCACACCCCGGACCCGTGCCCCCGCTGCCACCGCGTCGAGGCGCTCCGTGACGACGAGGGCCGACAGTGGGTGGTCTACTGCCGGTGCGGGCATCTCGACCACTCGATCCCCGACGAACCTCCCCCGGCGTACGATTGTGCGACCGGTGGCCGCTGCGAGGACTACCCGGCGTGTGGCTGCGATGGACCTGCGATGTTTGTCATCGGGTAGGTACTAGGCACCCGACCCCATCCGGGGTACTGTGGGCCGATGACCGACACGGCTGACGAAGCGCCCGCCGACGCCCAGTCGATGAAGTGCCCGAACTGTGGCGACATGCTCCCGATGGACGACCCCGGCGTCATCGAGATACCGGTAACGGTCGAACTGCTGCCCGCTGAACGGGCCGCGATCTACGACCGGTCGCTGCAAGGCGAACTCGGACGGTTCCTCGCGGAGAGGGCACCGCAACTGCTCGACGACGACCCGGTGAAGGTCGTGATGCGCGAATTGGACCGGCGGCTGCCGCGGGTGACGAACGCTTCACCGAAGGTGGCCGAGGCTGCCGAGAAGATGCTGGGGCGCGCCCGGCGTAGGAGGAGAACCCCGAATGGGTCGCCGTCTTACGGATAAGGAACGCGCCTATCGGGCGATCAGCGAGAAGGACTTTCAGAGGCAGATTACCGATCTGGCCGAGATGTACGGGTGGGAGTGGCGGCACTTCAAGGACTCCCGTAAGGCTGTCGTGCGTGGAGGAAAGACGTTCCTTGTGGGCGACGACGATGCGAAGGGGTGGCCCGATCTTGTGTTGGTGAGGCCCCCGGAGTTGGTCATCATCGAAGTGAAGAAGGAACTCGGAAAGACATCCCCGGAGCAAGATCACTGGCTCGATCTGCTGTCCGGCTGCGGGGTCGACACGTTCGTTGCCCGGCCGTCGACATTCGATGAAATACGGGTCCGGCTCACGGCACCCCGCCCGAAACGGTGATGTCGCATAACCTTGTGGTGCGGGCGGTAGTCGCGTCACCTCTCCCCCTCTGTCGCGGCTGCCGTCCGTACCTGTCATCAGGAGGCTGCACTACGCTGGTGCAGGTCGCCGGAAGGAACACAACTCGTGCCGCGTAGCAGTCCGCTCGCCCAGTTCACTCAACGGAACGATGGTTCTTTCGCGATCAAGCGGCCGAAGCGTTCTTCCGCGAACGTGTCGTCGGCGGCGCTCCGCAAGGTGAAGGACGTTCGGCCGAATCTGTCGAACGATGTCGGCTGGCAGACCGACGCGTTCACGTACAACGAGTTGGTGCCCGAAGTCGGGTTCGTGAACAACGTGACAGCGAACACGGTTGCCGCGGCTGACCTGCTGATTGTTCGCCGTGACGAGTCAGGCGATTGGGTCGAGTCGTCGGACCCGCGAGCCGAGTCGGTGATGGACGCGTTCGTCGGCCCGGTCGGAGGGCGCGAGGAGTTGCTGCGGCGTGCGGCGCTCCACATGCAGATCGCTGGCGAGTCGTGGCTGTTGGGGACCGACATCTTCGATGAGCATGAAGCGCCGTTGGGGACGCTGTGGGAGTTTCTGTCGACTTCCGAGGTGAAGGTCGACGGGGACGGGAACGTGAACCGGAACCCGTCGGGTACGAAGCAGTCGTCCTACGGGTCGAAGGCAGCGGACGGCGGGTTGGACGAGGACGTATACATCGCGAGGTTGTGGCGGTCGGACCCCCAGTGGTCGGACCGGGCTGATTCTCCGATGAAACGGGTTCTGCCTCTTTGTCGTGAGGTCGTGATCCTGTCGCAAGTTGTGGACGCTGTGGCGAAGTCGCGGTTGGCGGCGGGCATCTTGTTCGTCCCCGACGAGATGTCGTTCGGGCCGGACGATGAGACTGAGGACCCCGGCGACGACACGGACGACATCGACGAGTTCATGTCGGAACTCATCCAGCACCTTTCCGCGCCGGTCGATGATCGGACTTCGGCGGCGGCGCTGGTTCCGCTGCTCATGCGTGGCGCTGCCGAGTTGGGCGAGTCGGTCCGGCTCATCGACGTTGCCCGTGATCTCGATTCTCTGTACCAAGAGTTGCGGAAGGAAACGCTCGAACGGATCGCCCGCGGTCTGGACATCCCGCCGGAGATCATGGAGGGCAAGGGGTCGCTCAACCATTGGACCGGCTACAACATCGACAGCGAGTTCGCGTCGAAGCACGTCATCCCGTTGGGCGACATGCTGGCCGAGTTCATCACCACATCCTATTTCCGTCCGATGCTGGTGCAGTTCGAGGGGTTCACTGAGGAGCAGGCCGAGGGGTTCGCTCTCCGGTTCGATCCGTCGTCGATCATCTCGAAGCCCGAACCGGGTCAGGTGCGTGGGGCGTGGGACCGTCGAGTCGTCAACGATCTCACCTACCTGCGGTCGCTTGGTCTGGACGAGGACGCGATGCCGGACGAGGAGGAGAAGAAGCGGCGGTGGCTGGAAGCCGTGTTGGAATCCGATCCCGTCTACTGGGGTCCATCCTTGCTCCCGATCTTGCATCCCGAGTTGGAGGGGTTGTTCGACGCTGCGGACGCTGCACGGCGGCAGGTTGAGATCGACGCTGCGCCTACGGGCCGTCGTATCCCGTCCCCGTCGGACGTGGGGTTGGTCGATGACGACCCGTCGGAGGGGATGGACGAGCCGGGCGACGCTGTAGAGGCGGGCAACGAAACGCACGATCTCGACGCTCTGATCGACATGCTGACTGTCGCAGCGGACGCCGCGTTGGAGCGTGCGTTGGAACGGGCGGCGAACCGGGTGTTGACGAACAAGATCGACGGGTCGCTCCGTGAGGAACTTCGGACGGTCCCCAAGACACAGGTTCTCACGACGATCGGCCGCGACCGGTTCGGAACACTTGGGTTGTCCGAGTCCGAGATTTCGGGTGACGCGTGGGACTCGTTCGAGATGAAGGGCCGCATGTGGGTGCGGCGACACATCGCTGCCAACGGCGCTCCCGAGTGGTATGCGGAGGAGCAGGCCGACGCGGTGATGGCCGAGATGGTTCCGCTGTTGCAATCCCACATGCTGTCGTCGCTGCGCCGTCCACTGGGGCGCGGTGAGAACGGGTTGTTGGTGCCGAACGAGTTGATTCGGATGGCGTTGACGGCTGCTGACCGGGCTATCGGCGTGAAGGCGTGACGGGTGCCTCTCACGAAAAGCCAACGGTCGGGGTGGACCCGGCAGGTCACTGAGGCGTCGGAGGCGGCGTTCGGTTCTGTGAAGGGCCGGATGCAGGCCGCTATCCGTGACTCGCGTGGTCTGTACGATCCGACGCAACTGTTCGATCCGTTGTGGTGGGTGCAGGCGGTTGAGGTCGAGTTGGAGCCGGTGCTGCGCGAGGTGATGACGGAGGCGGCGATCTCGACGGCGTTGGAACACGACATGGTGCCGGTGTTGAAGTCTGCGGGGTGGGCGCAGTTGGCGGGTGCTTCGCTGCTCGCTCAGGTGGAGGGACTGTACGGGTACGCGGAGACGATCGGCCGTCGGGTTGTGGAGTTGGCGGAGAGGGGAAACGAGGAGGACTGGTCGAAGGCGAAACTGTCCGACATGCTGGGTTTGGTTGCGGCGGCGGGGCAGATGTCGGATGCGATCGCGGAGAACATGGGGGAGACGGAAGGGCAGTTTGCTGCTCAGGCCGGTCAGATGGACGTGGTGATGGCTTCGGGTCGGGCGGCGGTCAAGACGTGGGAGGCGTCGTTCGTGAACACGAGGGAGACTCACGCTGCTGCTCATGGTCAGACGGTGCAGGTGGAGGAGAACTTTCTTGTGGGTACCGGGGCTGGTCAGTGGCCTTGTGACTGGTCGTTCCCCGCCGGGGAGCGGATCAACTGTGCGTGCAACGCGATCGTGACGGTGTTGGAACCGTCGCCGGAGGCCGCGTCTGCGGTTTCGGACCCGATCGAGTTCCGTGCGATCCGGCCGACGAAGGGTGACGATCTGCGGCCCGGTATGGATTCGGTGATTGACGGGATCAGGAAGAAAGCCCCGGATGGTCGTCGGGCGATCACGAAAGCGGTTCGTGAAGGGAAGCCTACCGAGCCGTTGCTGATGGAGAAGAAGGGCGGGAAGGGCACGAAACTGAACAAGGCGTTGACGCGAGTGCGTGAAGCGATCAACGGCACCCATTCGTCTCCCGCCGGGATGCAGAAAATCCCTGTGGCGGAGAACGCGACTCGCGGGAAAGGCGCGTTCCGATCGGGCCGGTTGAGGAAAGATGCGTGGGAGGACCCCGGTACCGCCTACGACATCACCTTGTCGACGAAAGGCGCTACCCCGAACATGACGATGGCCCACGAATACGGCCACTACTTCGACTTCGACGACATCAACGGCATCGCCGGACGTTGGACGACGGTGGGTACCGACATCGACGGGCTTCCCAACCGGGCTTGGATGAATGACCTAACCCAATCCGATAACCCCCGTAGGCTCTCCGGCAAGATCCACGGCGAGTTCTTCGACCGTGCCGTCGACCCTCTCACCGAGTGGCGGATCGCTGTCCGCCAGTCACAGTCGTACGACGAACTGATCGGGTTGTTCGACAGCAAGGTCGACGATGTGGTCGTAGCGTTCTCGGACGGCACACTCGGCCGAGTCCCGGTCGGGTCGATCGGCAAGACCCATGCGAGGTATCTGCTCGACGAGAAAGAGTTGTTCGCCCGCAGTTACGCTCAGTGGATCGCGGAGGAGTCCGGCGACAAGATCATGTTGGGTGAACTCGACATTCTGCGGGGCGCGGCACAAACCGAGATCGGCACGTTGAAGGCCGGGGTGTCGTTCAACCCGACGGCAACCCAGTGGTCGGAGGCAGATTTCGCTCCGATCCGTGAGGCGTTCCGTAAGATTTTCGGTGACGCCGGACTTTTGGAAGTGGTGCCCTGATGGCAGTTGAAGTTGTTGAGTGGGATGACATGGATGAGGACCGGCAGGTCGAGTCGATCATGTTGACGTTCTCGGTGCCGGAGGACGAGGCCCGGTTCATCCTCGCGTTGTTCGATGGCGAGTTGACGGGGGATTTGGAGTTCGTCGGTGAAGCGGCGATACAAGCGGTGGTGGAAGCCCGTGAGTCCGACGAGGATGCCGCTGACGGGACCGGGGAGTCTGACGTGGCGCAGTTGACCACGGCGGCAAGAAACGCGTTGACAGCGGCACTCCACGTCCGCCGGGGTGTCCGTGACGTATGATCGTGGTGTCCGCCCCCACGGAGTATCTATGTCGCATCGCGAGCCACGCCACCGATTGACCCCTGCTCTGATCGAGCAGTTCGCTCCCGCGCTCGAAGCACTCATCGCTTTGGCCGACGCTCCGGCCACGCCGGTTGCCGATATGGACGACGATCTGGTCGTGGAACTGTTGGCTCACATGGCGAAGCCGATGGCGCTCGACGGAGATACGCAGGCGGCGATGTCGCTGCTCAACCCCCATGACGGGTTGCCGGACCAATCGCCGGGCGACGCGAACCTGCGCGAAGCCGACGACGGTAGCGAGAACTACTGCGGCAACTGCCGGTTCTTCAACCAACCCCCGCTACTGGGCGAGCAGGGGACGTGCGTGGTCGTGCAGGGCGCGATCGACGCGAACGATGTCTGCACCTTCTACTCGCAGCGGGCCGAGCCGATCTCCGGCGTGATCCTTCCCCCGGCCGATGTGGTTCCTGCCCGTGGCGTGATTGACCTGTTGATGCCCCCGCCGATCGAAGAAGTGCCGGAAGTGACCCCGGACATCGAGCCGGTGACCGAACCGCTCGCTACCGACGACGACACCGATCTTGGTGACGAGACGGTCCCTCACCCGATCCGGTTGGACAAGGCCGAGTTCGGCGCAGGCCCCGATGGGGTCATCATCACTGTCGAACCGCTTGACGCTGAACGGCTCGCTATCGCTCTGCCGGGTGGCGTACCGGCCGAGATGCTGCATCTGACGATGCTGTGGCTCGGACACAAGGGCGATCCTCACCTTGACCGCGAGGCGATTGTGTCCGCGCTGTTGGAGGTGACGGGAACCAATGTACCGCTCGAAGGGAAGATTGCAGGACTCGGCACGTTCGGGGAGAGTGAGGACGATCTCCTCATCGCTCTCGTCGATGTGCCGGGACTGTTCGACCTTCGCGCAGACCTGATCGACGCTCTCGAAGGCCGCGGGGTTCACGTCCCCGAGGACCGAGGATGGACCCCACATATCACGCTCGCTCGTGATCCCATCCCCGGAGACACCGAGGTTGTCGGTCTACCATTGACATTCAATGACATGACTCTCCGCTGGGGTCTGCGTGTTATCGACGTTGCGTTCGTCGAGGCACCGGATGAGGCGGAACAGGAGGATTCAACGAACATGGCTTGGATCGTGGTTGCGAACAACCCCGACTGCATGGATGAAAGTGGCGGCGAGATGCCCCACGCTGTGTGGAACTGGGAGACGGAGGAGCGCGACGGTTGTTTCGCGACGCTCGAAGAAGCCGCGATGCGCGCTGAGGCGTTGAACGAAGCGATCGAGGACGCCGAGGGGATCGAGGACGAGATCGAGGACGCCGAGGAGATGCCGATGTTCGTCGTCGCTCCCGACAACCCCGAGTGTGTCGAATCGTCGGGCGGCGAACTTCCCAACGCTGTCGTCAACGCGCTGACGGGCGAGGTTGAAGGCGGCTGCCACGCGACCGTGGAAGAAGCGCAGGCCGTTGCCGATGACATGAACGGCGGCGAACCCCGCATGTTCGAGGTCGTGGAGAACTCGCCCGAGTGCATGGACGCTACCGACGGTGAGATGTCTCACGCGGTTGTGGACATCGAGATGGATGAGGTCGTCGGCTGCTGGGCGACGGTCGAAGAAGCGCAAGTTGCTGCTGACGAACTGAACGACGGCGGTGAGATCGTGGTCGACGAGGAGGTCGATATGCCCGACATGCCCGATGCTGAGGTTGCCCCCGAAGGGGAAGCCATCCCGATCGTCGCTGCTGCGACTGAAACCGAGGGTCCGTTGCCGGACCTGACCGCGGCGCGTGCCGCGTTGAACGTCGGCCGCGCCGAAGTTCAGGTTCATGTTGTGCCCGTCATGGAAGATGGTGTGGCCGACCGGATCGCTGACGCTCTCGTCAACTCGGTTGTCGACCGTCTCGCTGCCCGGCTTGGTGTGAGTGACGCGCTCACGGCCGCTGCCGACGGCGACTCCGTGACCCCCATCGTGATCGAAGGTCCGGCCGAACTGGCCGACGACGTTCAGGTCATCGAAGCCCCTGCGGACGGGATCGAGAAGGAAGGCATCGAGGTGCCGGTCGGAGAGACGGGCGAACTCGCGGCCGAGGACGACGACACCACCGAGTTCGTCGACCAGACCACTGAGTTCGGTGCAATCGCGGCACATGACACGCCGACGATCGACGAGCCGTGGGATGCCGCTGCGATCGAAGTCAATGTCGTGTCCCCGAACGACCCGGACTACTTCGACCGGGTGTACGCGTGGCGTGACGACGAAGCCGATCTCGATGTGAAGGCCGCGTACCGGTTCATCCACCACGAGGTCGATGCCGACGGGAACCCCGGCGCTGCGAACGTGGTCGCTGCGATCACGGGTATCGCTGTTCTGAACGGCGCTCGTGGCGGAACGACGATCCCCGGTGATGACCGGCAGGGCGTCTATGACCATCTGGCGGCGCATCTTGCTGACGCCGAGATGGACGCTCCCGAGTTGCTGTCCGACGAGGACGCATCGCTGGTCGCTTCGCAGGTCGAAGCCGGAACGGTCGTGGACCTGACCGACCCCGATTCGGTGCTGGCCGCTCTCGCTGCCGCCACTGAGGTTGAGGTTGAGGGTTCCGAGGTGGAAGCCGCTGACGGTGACGCCGAGGAGTTCCCGGTCGAAGTCGAGTTCGAGGCCGACGTGCAGGACGACGAGTCCACGGACCTTGCCGACATCGACACCGATTTGCTGGTGGCCGAGATCGCTCGCCGTTGGGCCGAGACGGAGGCCGACAAGATCGTCGCCGCTGTTCCCGCTGAGGCCGAGGCTGCCGATGAGGACACCGACGAGTCGGTGACCGCTGACGCAGCGGAGATCGTCGAGGAGGAGCCGGTCGAGGCCGCTGCCCACGACGAGGACGACGACATGGGCGGCGAAGCCGAGGCGTTCGTCCACCCCGAAGGCGGCAAGGGTCCGTTTCACTGGGAAGGCGTCCTGATCGTTGAGGGTTTGCCGTCGGGTGACGGTCGGATGATCGCGAGTGAGGCTCTGACCCACCGTGAACTGCCGATCCCGCTGATGTTGCAGACGGTGAACGCGATGGGTCACGACGGCGCTGTGATCGCCGGTTCGATTCACGAGATCGACCGGGCACCGACGAACACCGAAGGCGTGTTCGACATCATCGGACGCGGCTACTTCGATTCGGGCGACAACGGGCAGGAAGCCCAACGTCTGATCTCCGAAGGCACCATGCGAGGCGTGTCGGCTGACATCGACTCTGTGGTCGTGGAGTTCCGTTCCCCCGAAGGCGACGCGGTCGATTTCGAGGACGTGATCTTCGGTGAAGCCGAAGCGATCGAGGTTCTGATCGAGGGTCGCATCATGGGTGCGACGATCACGCCGTTCCCCGCATTCCAAGAGGCACACATCGCTGTCATCGACTCTGCCGACGTGCAGGAATCGACGGCGCTGGTCGCTGCCGGGGTGATGGGCGACGTGTGGACGGTGAGCCGCCCGCTCGTGTCCGGCGAGTTCACCACCTACTCGGAAGGTCATGGTGCAGGGTCCGACCCGCAGGCGTTGGTGGCTTCGGCTGCCGCGGCCACGCTGGTCGAGGTGCCGTGCGCCCCGCCGGTCGGGTGGTTCGGTTTGCAGGACATGGAGGAACCGCACCCGGTTCGGGTCGACGCTGACGGCCGCATCTTCGGTCTGGTTGCCCAGTGGGGTTCGTGCCACATCGGTTTCTCGAAGCGGTGTGTGACTGTCCCGAAGGGCGGCGCTCCGTTCGCTTCGTTCCGCACCGGTCACGTGTTGACCGAGGAGGGCACGCTCGTCGCTACCGGCCCGGTCTACATCGACGCTGTTCACCCGGATCTTCGGAAGAAGGCTTCGGACGCTCAGGCGTTCTACGCTCACACCGGCTGCGCTGTGGCTGACGTGGCGCTCTACGAGAACGAGTGGGGCATTGTCGCTTCCGGTTCGCTCCGGTCCGATGTGACCCCGGAGATGGCTCGTGCCCTTCGGGGTTCGGACATCTCCCCGGACTGGCGGAAGATCAACGGCAAGTTGACCGTTGTGGGTCTGCTGGCCGTGAACGTGTCGGGCTTCATCGTCGAAGGTCTGGTCGCTTCCGGCGGCGAGGCAATCGAGGTGCATGAACCGATGGGCGTGTTCGACACTGTGTCGGGCGAAGCCGAATCGGTTGTCGGACTGGGCATGGTGAAGCACAACACGGGGCCGTCGGCCACCGAGGTTGAGGCTCTGCGTGCCGAGGTCGCTGAACTTCGTGCAGCGATGCGTCCGTTCCGGGCCGAGCGCACTCTCGCCAAGTTGGGCGAGTTGCGGCTGATCGGAGGCACCGAGGTTCTCGCTGCTGCCGAGGAGCCGTCCACTGAGATCGAGGACGAGATCGACACCGTGCCCGAGGGGGAGCCGGAGGCCGAGTTCGCAGAGGGTGACGAGGTGACAGTCGACGTGGAGGAATCCGCCGAGGCTGCCATCGAGGAGCATGACTGCGAATGCGGAGATACCGGAGAGTGTGCCTGCGCCGTCTGAGGCGCTGACACTCCCATAAGGGAGGCACCCTAACCCTCAACCGGAGGTTGAGTATGGGTGACCTGACTGACCGTATCGAGCAGTTCGCAACTGAGTGGCGTCCAAGTCAAGGGCCGTCGTGTTCGGTTGGTGAACTGATCGCGGCTCTACCCGAGTCGGAGTCCGAAGCGTTCTCGCGGCTGCTTACGACCCGTATCTATTCGACGGACATCGCCCGGTTCGTTCAGGGCGACATGGCCGCGGGTCATGTCGATGACCGGAATCTGCACGGTGCGATCGTGCGGGTGAAGTCCGACGCGCTGCAACGGCACCGCCGCGGATCGTGCGGGTGTACGAATGCCTGACGAGATGGCAGACCGCATCAACCGGTTCGCTACCGTGGAGGACGACAAGCGCCGCGCAGCGGAGGCGGAGAAGCAACAGCCCCAGCACTTGAAGGGGTGGGAGCCGGGCGTCGAGTTCGACGGTGAGGCGGGTGTGATCTCGACGGGGCCGCGGCCGGTACCGGGTGAACCGTCGGGTGATGAGTGGCGTGACCTGTTGGCCGTGTGGGATCTGGACCCCGAGACGTTCGAGATCGACCCGAACTATTCCCCGCAGTTCCGTGCGTGGGACGCGAACTTGGGCCGCGACCCGGACACGGGCGAGGCGTGCGTCCAACGGTTCTTCTACTACAAGGCGAACATCCGTCTGCGTGCCCGCTGGTACGGGTTGGACATCGACGATCTGATGGCGGGACTCGATTCGTTCCGACGGCCGGACCTTGTGTTGCCGGATCATCCGATCGGGATGGTTGTGCCGCTGTCGGACTGGCAGATCGGCAAGGGCGACGGAGACGGCGTTGAGGGGACCGTGGACCGGATTGTGACTGCGATCCACCGGATCGTCGATCGGATCGTTGAGGTGCGCCGTCAGGGGTGGGAGATCGGATGCCTGTACCCGATCGGGATGGGTGATCTTGTCGAGCAGTGCTTCGGGAACTATCCGTCGCAGCAGTTCACTACGCAACTGAATCGGCGCGAGCAGGTCAGGTTGACGCGGCGTCTGGTGCGTGACGCTGTGATCGAGTGGTCCCGGCATGTCCCGCGGTTGGTGAGCGGCGGCGTGGGCGGTAACCACGGAGAGAACCGGATGTCGTCGGGCGGGAAGGCTCAGGCGTTCACGACGCCGGGCGACAACGACGACGTGGCGGTGTTCGAGATGGTCGCGGAGTCGCTCGCGATGAACGACGACGCGTTCGGTCACGTCCACTGGGTGATCCCTGACGAGTCGTTGACGATCGTGTTGGACATCTTCGGGACGGTTGTGGGGTTCAATCACGGGCATCTTGCCCGGAAGGGTTCGACGGTTCAGCAGAAAATTGACAACTGGTGGCGCGACATGGGCCATCAGGAACATCGGATCGGTGACGCTCACGTGTTGGTGACGGGCCATTACCACCATCTGTCGGTGATCGACCACGGCCCGAAGGTCCATGTGCAGTGCCCGAGTCTTGATGGCGGGTCGACGTGGTTTGCGAATGTGGGTGGGGGCAGGTCGGCGGCGGGGCAGGTGTCGTTTCTTGTGGGGGACCGGTTGCCGAATGGGTGGGGTGGTCTGGATGTGATCCAGTTCGACCCGCCCGCGCCGACCTGACTGGCAACCTATGGGTTGTCGTTTCGTCGGAGTTCGTCTACCTATGAGTTGTGGATCAGGTCGTCGGGTGGGACGATCTCAACTCCACAGGATGAGGTGTCCGTGTCGGGCGGCGTAGTCCGCGAGGTCTGCGATCTGGCCGAGGCGGTCGTCGAAGTATCCGGGCCGGAGGCCGCAGTCGATCATGGTCGCGCAGCCGAGCCGGGCATCTTCGGTGGAGTCGACGCCGGAGTCGTCGCGTCCGATGTTGCCGACGAGGGCACGGCCGAGCATGTCGGCGGCGTCGATGGAGCCGCAGTAGTCGAACTCGACGCCGAGGCGTTCAAGGATGGCCGACGCGTTGGTGTTGGACACGTTGACGGACCGGGAGCAGATGGGGCACGCGGCTTGCGCGTCGTCCATGTGGTCGCAGTAGAAGTAGAGGTCGTGGTCCTCACAGCCTTCGACGGTGCAGCGGTGGTTGTCGTTGCAGGCGGAACGGTACACGTTGTCGCTGCCGAGGGTTCCGATGGTGAAGGTGATGCTCATGTGGTTGGGGTTCCTTGCTCTAGGTCTGTGTCTACGATCCTACCACACGTCTAGGACAGGGTGGCAGGGTCGCCGGATCAGGCGTTGTAGTAGGTGGACTCGGGGGAGAGGCGGACTTCGACGACATGCTCGAAGTCGAGGGTGACGGTGCCGAAGCCGCCGTTGCGCTCGGGAGCGTTCACGTGGAAGCGGATTTGCGGGATGTGGTGGTTGCCGTACTGATCTCGCTCGTAGCGGACACCGGCATCTTCGACTCGGTAGATCGTCTTGGGCTTGTCGATGCCGGGGAGGACGGCAACGTCGCCCTCTTGGATCATGTAGGCGGGGAGGTTCTCTGTGTTCTGCATGTAGACGAGTGTAACACACTTTCCGGGGTGGTGTGCAACTTCGGTCGACAGATTCGTTTGGTCCTACCCGACCCGTAGTCTGCACCACATGGACGAGTCCCACTTCCCGACCAAGCCCGAAACGACCGTCGCCGCGACCCTCACCCGACTCGGTTTCGCCGCTCCCCACACCGCGGAGATCGCAGCCGAGGTCATTCGTGACCTGCGCTCCCACGGGTGGAAGATCAGCGGCGAATACCGAGACACCACCAACTAAAGGAACCACCCATGACAACCACCGTGTACGGAGCGTCCGACGATCTCATCGAGGTCGCAGGCGACATCTACGAGGAGTTCAACCCGGCCGCAGGACACGACGACGGCGAGTCCGACCTGCTCACGTTCTCCAACGGTGTCGTGTTGGGCATCCGGTTCAGCGACGACGGCATCTGGCGCATCGTCCCCATCACCGGGGCCGACAAGGTGACGATCTGGCAGTGCCCGACCGACGACGCCGACGACCGGTACTCCGACCGCGCCGAGGTCGACGGAGCCGCATGGGTCGTCTGCGGCAACCGGTTCGTGAAGGCCAAGTCGTGACCACCACCGAGGTCGACACCATCCCGCCGTTCACCGAGTGGCGGATCTCATGGACCCCGTTTCAGCCCTACAACGGCAGCCGACCGTGGGGCCATCCCTACGACATCCCGATGCGAGTCTGCCCGCACGGCTACTCGTTCTTCCCCGAGGACAACCTGATGCCGCCACAGGCCCGCAACTCGTGGTGCGTCGGTGAGGACCGGTCGTGCGACGACGACCGCTGCCACGAACGCAAGCGTGAAGCCCGACGCTGAACGGGACCGGGGGCGACCCCGACGCCCTGCCCAGTAGCCGATCGAGAAACTCACCACGAGACTGTCCCACTGTGGTGCTACGGTGGGATCTCACGACAAACCTACCGACCCCCGTTGAGGGGAGGCCCGACAGTGCGAGTATCACGAGCAACAATGACGAGGCGATTCGCCGTCACTGCTATCGCGACCGCCATCGGGACGGGCACCACAATCGGTGGCCGCGGTGGGGACGGCCGATAGCAGCCTGACACCTTTCGTCGCGGGAAGGCTGTTGGTAGCCCGCCGGGCCTCATAAGCCCGTGCTTCGTAGGTTCGATTCCTACTCCCGCCACCATCGTCCCGCACCCTGTCGGGAGCGTCGAGTCCACTCCCCGGACCGGCGACTCCCCGCAGGGGCGGGCATTCCGATGGGGGTGCATGTCCAAGGCTGGCGACGATCCCTCGCACGGATCGTGGGGCGGTTCGATTCCGCTCACCTCCACTATCCGTCCATCTGGACGGTGACCACCCGTCCGTTTGGACGGCTCTGGATTCGCTCATTGACAACCGAAGATCATCATTGTTGGGGTACGCGCATGGGTCGCGACCATCTCTGGCAGAGAAGGCCCGCCCGGTTCGATTCCGGGGTACTCCACCAACGTAGGGAGAACCGGATGACCCCCGCGCGCTGTGCGAAAGGCGTAGCGGAGAAGCCGGTCTGAAAATCCCACGGGGGGAGCGTGGCACGCACGCTGCGTTCCCCCAACATGCAGGTGAAGCATTGTTGGCGATGCGCCGTCCTTCCAAGTCGGAGAACTCGGTTCAATTCCGGGTACCTGCTCCATGCGGCCAAGTTCTAGGTAGCGAGATTCCTGCTTGCCAAGCAGGAGAGCGGGGCGCACATCCCCGTGGCCGCTCCAACCCGGCGGACCTTCCGGTTCGTGCGTCACCCTGCTGCGGACGGGGGTGTGAAGGTGATACCCGCTGAGAGTGGTACCGCTCGACGAGGGAACGTCCGCACCAAGGGTCATTGGTGAAAGCAGAATCACATGAGCGTGAAGCACTCAAGTTCCCGGTGCGAGTCCGGGGTGGCCCACCATGCACGGATAGCCAAGTTGGTAAGGCACCTCGTTCACACCGAGGAAACCGGGGGTTCGAGTCCCTCTCCGTGTACCACCGGCATGTAGTTCAACGGAAGAACACCTCTCTGATACGGAGGCGACGGAGGTTCAACTCCTCCCATGCCGACCACCGATTACAGAATTGTTCCGGTACCGGAAGGGTTCTGTAATCACCACGACCCGTGGCTCAGTTGGTAGAGCGCAGCACCATGAGACGGGTACAAGCAGGCAGAGCAAGATGGGAACGCACCTGTATGACACACAGGAGACGACGAGGTTCGATTCCTCGTGCCTGCACCGAACCATGACGTGCCCGCAGGTTCGAGTCCTGCCGGGTCGACCATAGGCACGAGGCCCAACAGGATTGGGTACCCGTTTCCTAAACGGGCGGTTGCGGGTTCGAGTCCCGCCGTGCCTGCTCGATGCGCCGAGGCCGATTGGCGAGGCAGCGCCCTCATAAGGCGTGGTAGAGAGTTCGATTCTCTCCGGCGCTACCAATGCCGACTAAGCAACTGTGGAGATGCGCTCGCATGGTAAGCGAGAGGTAACGGGTTCGACTCCCGTAGTCGGCTCCAATGCCGGTGGAGCAGGTGTGGACCTGCACTCGCCTCGTAAGCGAGATTCAGTGGGTTCGACTCCCATCACCGGCTCTACGACAGCAAGATGCCCCTCACCGCGAGGCAGGGGTGCCGGAGGACGTTCGCTACGGCTCCGGTCATACGACTCTTGCTGTCGCTTCGCCGCCGCCCACGGCTGGGGCACCCGCCTTGTAAGTGGGTAGGTTGAGGTCGGCACTCAACGGCGGCTCGAAAATCCCGGCTGATATAGTCGGGAGCGAGGGGGTCTGCTCGACGACGAGGAGCGCCCATAAAGGTGTGGATCGACCAAGACCTGTGTACCGGCGACGGACTGTGTACCGAGATCGTCCCTGACCTGTTCGACATGCACGACGACGGATTGGCGTACGTGAAGGAAGCCGACTGGTCGACGATCTATGGGCCGGACAGCACACCGGAACCGGTATATCGGATGTCGGAGGGGTTGGCGACGGTCCCGGCCGAGTATGCCGACGATGCGATCGAAGCGGCTGAGGAGTGCCCCGGAGAATGTATCTTCATCGAGGTCGATTGACGGGCACAGGGTCGCTCTCAGGACCGTCTCGGGTCTGGTGTAAAATCCCAAGTCATGCAAACCTGTCACCTCCCGAAGTGGTACTCGACCACGAAAGGATGCTGTGAGCATCCTGACCACGACCGGATAAGACTGGTTCAGGGTTCGGCTCGCTCTCTCCCCATCGGGGACGGCGCGGCAGACCTGATTATCACGTCGCCGCCTTACTGGAAGAAACGGGAGTACGAGGACGACGGCGGAGCGATCCCCGATCAGATCGGTCAAGAATCCACACCGGAGGAGTACCTGTCGTCGTTGCTCGACTGCACGGCCGAGATGTCTCGGGTGCTGAAACCTACCGGCTCGCTGTGGGTGAATCTTGGCGATTCCTACGCCGGGGATGGTGTCGAGGGAGTCCCGGCGAAGTCTCTACTGGGGTTGCCGTGGCGGTACGCGATCGGTTGCATCGACCGGCTTGGGTTGACGTTGCGTTCCGAAGTTGTGTGGTTGAAGCCGACGGGTCTGCCGTCATCCGTCACGGATCGGGTTCGCCGCAATCACGAGCAGTGGTTCCATTTCGCGAAGGACTCGCCGTACTACGCGGATCTTGACGGCATCCGAGAGCCGTACGCCACGACCCCGGACGAGTGGGCAGGGAAGAACCGGACGACGGTGACTGAGGCTGTGGTGCAGAACTCGTCTGCTCACGGGACGTTGCGGGCGTTGGTGGACGGTGAGCCGACTCCGGCACGGCAGAACCCGAAAGGGAAGATACCGGGGTCGGTGTGGACGATTCCGTCGGAGCAGATTCGACCGCCTGAGCATTTGAGGGTCCAGCATTTCGCTGCGTTCCCGTCGGAGTGGCCGCGGCGTCTGATCTCTGCGTGGTGCCCCCCGGATGGGCTGGTTGTCGATCCGTTCGCAGGGACGGGTACGACGTTGATGGTGGCTCGCGCTTTGGACCGTCGGGCGATCGGTGTCGAGTTGTCGGCTGACTATCTCCGGTTGGCCGAGTGGCGCATCTTTGAGTCGGGGCATGTGGATCGGCGGGAGAAAGCGGTAGCGAAGCGTGAGGATGTCGAACGGCGTGTCACGAAACTGCGGGGCCGGATCAAGAGTTTGGAAGCCGAGATGCTTCGACAGGGCATGTTGGTTCCCGAGTGGGAATGAAGAACTCGTGGTGATCTTCGGTTGTCGCTGAACGACTACCGTGACATCCCGTAGCCGGACGGCTACACGAGGAAAGGCAAACCCATGTTGATCGAGGTTCGACCCGGCGAGGGTGGCGACGACGCAGCACGCTTCGGCAAGGAGTTACTTTGACTCGTTCAAGCGTGCAGCGCGCCGCCGGTCGGACCCGGCAAAGGTCGTCCCGTCCGACGGCCGCACACTGATCCTCGAACTCGACGACGGCTCGTGGGCCGAGACATACGCCGGGGTCCATCGGATTCAACGCATCCCGAAAGGCGCGGCGGCACGGCACACGTCGACAGCGACGGTCGCTGTCGTCGAGGCCCATAGACGATCCGATATGTCGCTCGACTGGTCCGAGGTCGAGGAGACGTTCGATCGTGGATCGGGGAAGGGCGGTCAGCATCAGAACACGACGGACTCTGCGGTGACGTTGGTTCACACCGCGACGGGCACGCGGGTCCACATCGAGGGGCGGTCCCAGTGGCAGAACCGGCAGACGGCGTTTCGTGAGTTGGAGCGTCGGGTGGGGTCTGCTCGGGATCGGGCGAAACGGGAATCGCGTAACGCGAATCGCGTTTCGCAGATTGCGGGTGGGGAGCGTCCGGCCAAGGGGTTCACGCACAACCATCAGCGGGGGATCGTGGTGGATCACGAGCGGGGTCGGTCGTGGCGGGTGCAGGAGTGGGCGAAGGGAAAGTTCTGATCCCGACTTGCATTGTGTGGACGATGCGGCTACGGTGTGGTTATGGAGATCAACACCAACACCCCGTTCCTCATCACCTCGATCAACGGAACCAACCACCGTTCGAGCCACGAGAGCCTTGCCGACATCATCCTGTCGGTTCGGACCAACGCCCGGCGTAACACCCCGGCCAAGTTCCGCAACGCTCACACCTGCGGTTCCTCGTGGGCCATCGTCGAGTTCCGCCCGGTCGTTCCCTCGAAGAACACCATCACGCTCGGCAAGTTGCGGGGCGACGGCACGTGGAGCGAGCGCAACGACAGCCCCGAGGCTGCCGAGGCTTTCGCTTGGATCGAAGCCAACGAAGGCCCGCAGCAAGAATGGGTCCATCCCACGTTGGGCGTCAACGCTCAGGGAGAGAAGGTGGCGTGACCGACGACCGGGCGCTGCTCGACTTCGCAGAGGACTACATCGACTGCGCCGGAGGCGATCCCGCAGGCAAGTGCTACACCTGCTCGTGGAACATCCGAGACATCTACGGCATTCCGCTTGTCGAAGGCACCTACGGCGGCATCTGTCACACGTGGAATGTCATGCCCGACGGCCGCATCTTCGATGGCACCCACGGCCAGTTCGACGGAGGTGGCCCCCGCTTCCTCCCCGCCGACGCTCCCGGCTTCACCCCCAAGGGCTGAGATCGTCCGTCGCTGCTGGTAGGGTCCGGCGAATGACTCAATGCGAAACCCGGTTTTACCTCATTGACGGTACCTTCGATCGACGTTGCCAGAGCGATGCTACCGAGCGGATTCAGACGCTCGACGGTGAAGAATCTGATGCCTGCGACTGGCACGCGTCCGTTCACACCGATCAGGGCAACGCCCGGCGAGTGGCTACGACTTGACCCCCAAGTCCTGACCGGCCTGTCACCCCTGCCGGTAGTGTGACTCGCAGACAGTCCGGGGATCGTCCTGCCGGTGGGGTGCCCGCGGCTCCGCTTCCACTGGGGCCACGCCCCGGACTGTCCTACCCTCGTGGTACGGTTGCTCTCGCAAGGGGTAGACAGGTTTCGACGTTGGGATCTGGAAGCGCCGACTGCGACCCGAGTTGCTCAGACTCGTAAAACAGGGCAACAAACCAAACGACGCCGATTTCAGCGCCGATACCGAGAGCGATGCCCTATGGGCAGAGTTCGATGCCCGCGAGGGCGTTCTCGTCTGATAAAGACGAGTTGGCGGGGTACGACCTGACCCTGCAAACCAAACAGGTCGGACAGCCCGGAGAGACGGGATGGCATCCCCGGAAAGACGGGGGGACTGCGAGGAGAGACTCGCTGGTGGATGCGGACCTTTACCGGTCGGCCCGGACGCCTCGGAAAGACGAGGAACGGTCGTAGATCAGTCGACGTAACCACTCAGCGGACGTGGGTTCGATTCCCACCTACTCCACGATGGCAAGAGGACGCAAGGAAGTCACCACGAGCGTGTCGCTGGCGAAGTTCCGCCGCGACCCCGCCTACTGGCTGGGGCGTCTTGTCGGTCAGGTTGCGAAGTTCGTCGAAGGGGAGAGTTGGCTCACCGAAGCCGAGTGGGAGTTCCGTGAAGGTTCTTCCACGGCTTCGGTGACCGCCTCCTGTTGGACGAACGCGGGGTCGCGCTACATCACGGTGCCTGAACCGGTCTGATCCGTTTCGTCCCGGTCGCGTTGTACGGTCGGTGGCATGTGGGACACCATCAGAGAGATCCAGTCGGCCGACACCGCGGTCAGTAAGTTCGTGTTCGAGCGCGACGACGCTGTGGCCGAGTCGGTGCTGTACGCCTACCCGACGTACGAGGAGCGGACGGTCATCTGTTGCTCCACGATGTCCGGGTGTCCGGTGGGGTGCCGGTTCTGCGGGGCCGGGGACTACTACGTGCGGGCGCTGACCGCGGACGAGATCGTGTCTCAGCCGGTGCATCTGCTCGGCTCGAAAGGGGTCGACCCGGACGAGATCGACCGGTTGCAGATCATGTTCATGTCGATGGGTGAGCCGCTGTTGAACATGCGGCATCTCGACCCTGCGATCCGTGAACTTCACGACCGGTTCCCGAACGCCGCGCTGCTGGTGTCCACATCCGGCCCGGCGGTGAACTATGAGCCGTTCCGTCGACTGTCGATCGACGTGCCGACGATCGGGTTGCAGTTCTCGGTGCATGAGTCGACCGATGAGGCGCGCGACAAGTTGATCCCGTTCAAGCGGAAACTGTCGTTGGCCGACATCGCCCGCGAGGGTGAGGCATGGTTCGATGCGACGGGGCGGCAACCGTACTTCAACTACTGCGTCCACCCGGAGAACGACACGATGGCCGACGTGGATCGGCTGATCCATCTGTTCGACCCGTACATCTGGCAGGCGACTCTCTCCGTCGTGTGTGAGCGTGAGGAGTCGGTTGCGGCGGCGAACGCGAGGCAGCGGCAGTTGGTGGTCGACTTCATGGACAAGATGCTGTCGGTCGGCTACTCGACTCGGATGTTCGACCCTGCCGGTCAGGACGACATCGGGGGTGGATGCGGCCAACTGTGGTTCGTTCAGGAGTGGATGCGCCGCAACCCTGAGCGGGCGCACCCGTCGGTCGGTCATGGTCTGCCGGAGGTCCACACGCCGGTCGAGATCGGGACGAAGCCGGTCGCTGTCTGAAACCTTGTCGAGACTGTCCGACCCTGATGCTATGGTGGTCGGTATGACGCAGGTGACGAACTTCCGAGAGCGGGTGGAGCCGCAACGATGGCTCCCCGCGACTCGCGCCTGCGCACTCGAACCCCGAGATTGCTAGGGCGTGTAGTCGCAGAGCGTTCCGCTCGCGGCTCCGTCCGAAACTCCAACCTTGCTCCGTTGGTGTAGCGGTAACACGCGACATTCTCAATGTCGAGTCAGGGGTTCAACTCCCCTACGGAGTACCACGGTTCGTTCGTCTAGTCGGTCTAGGACGTTGGCTTGTCAAGCCAGAAACACGGGTTCGAGTCCCGTACGAACCGCCAAGCCCCCCGTGGTGTAACGGAAACACGTCGGCCTTTCAAGTCGGAATACCGGGATCGACACCCGGCGGGGGGACCACAACCCATAGGGCACGCGCTGGGCGCGGGTTGGACTCCAAATCCGACCTTGCGGGGTTCGATCCCCCGGTGCCCTGCAAAGCAGAGTTTCCATAGAGGCCCGTAACTGAAAGCAGAGTTTCCAATGTCCACCATCGTCGGCACCTACAAGCATCACAACCGGGGACTGGGGGCGTTGGTGCGTGTCGAGTTCGAGGACCCTCTGGCGGCGCGCACCGAGATGGGGCACGCGTTGGCGGACGAGTTGGCGCTGCACGTCGCGGGGACCGAAAACCCGTCGCTCGACGATGAGCATGTCCGGTCGTCGGAGACGTTGACTGGAATGGTGGCGCGTGTCGCTGGTGAACTGGGCTGCGAGGTGCGGGTGGCCGAGTTCGTGCGTCTGTCGGCCGACGGGATGTTGGCCCGTAGCCTCTGAGGTCGTCCCACGATCCGGTTCCGTCCTGCTCGCGTCGTAGGGTGCGGGACATGCCTCTCTACGAATCCACGAACCTTCCCCCGGACGGGCTGATCGGCTGGTGCCACCACTGCCATCTCGTTCAACGCGGCGAGGATGCCCGCATCGGCGTCGTGGGTTGGGCCGACGACATCTACTACCTGTGTGCGGACGATCGCTGTAGGGAGCCGTGGGGGTTGGGCGTGTGGGTGCTGGCCTGCGCCGAACATGAGCCGGAGCGGAGCCGTACGGGTGAGGTGGTGAGTCAGCCGCCGTATACCTGCGTGTGCAGTTCGGTCGGCGGTATGGGTGTCGAGCCGATCGGTGCGAACGCCTAGTCTCGGCAATCCCCCTCGTTCTTGTCCTACCCTCGTGCTACTGTGTTCCCCATGAGACGATTGCTACGACTTCGACGGCCCGGTGTGGCCGGGAGACTCCGACGGGCCTGACCCGTCCGGCGTAGCAATCCCTTTCCTCACCGGGCACCCTCCGTACTCATGCGGACGTGGTGGAACTGGTAGACGCAGCACGTTGAGTGCGTGCCGGAGGAAACTCCGTGAGGGTTCGACTCCCTCCGTCCGCACCACGTGGTCGTGGCGGAACTGGTAGACGCGCCGGATTCAGGCTCCGGTAGGGATTGCACCCTGTGGGAGTTCGACTCTCCCCGACCACACGAAATGCCCTTGTGGCCCAACTGGCAGAGGCGCTCGGTTCAGGACCGGGATGTTCAGGGTTCGACTCCCTGCAAGGGCACGATCACATCTTGCCGGTGTGGTGGAACTGGTATACGCATCTGCCTCAAACGCAGACGGGGTAACTCCCATGCGGGTTCGACTCCCGCCACCGGCACCATGCCCCGGCCCGCTGGATCGGGACCTGAGACTACGAATCTCGGAGGTTGAGTTCGACTCTCGACCGGGGCGCTGATACTTCACTGAAACCCCTATCTTCACTGTGGCAGTGAAGATTCATGCCTACGCCGCGGGATGCGGACCTGAGTTTCCGAAACTCGGTGAGGGAGTTCGACTCTCCCCGTGGGCACCATGCCTTGCGGGCCGGATGCCCAGCAGCGACTTCTAATCGCAGCGTTGCGTGGGTTCGACTCCCCGGTGGGGCGCTCAGGATTGTCTCGGCCGGATCGTAGGGTGCGGTCATGGACGACAGACGCGACGCAGAACGCGCCCGGTGGAACGAGGCTCTCGCTACCGGGAACCGGGAGACGATCGACCGGGTAGCGGACGAACTGCTGGTCGAGGTTCATACGCGGATCATGGACGACGAGCCGAACTACGGCGAAGCGGGTTGGGGCTGATGGGGCGGGTGAAGGGGAAGAAGCCTCCGCTGCGTCCGAAGCCGACGGCGTGTAACGATTGCGGGCAGTGCTGTGATCCGGTGACGTTGGCGATCGGGCCGGACAAGTTGGATCGGTACCCGGAGGCCGCGGCGACGTTGGACCCGGTGACGTTGGAGTGGATCAGGACGGAGTTGACGCCGGTGGCGAAGCCGGATTGGTTGCCGCCGGACAAGATCCCGATGGTGCGGATCGTGGTGGGTGATCGGGTGATCGAGGCTCCGGCGGGGTTCTATGAGTGTGCTTCGTATGACAAGGCTGGGCGGCGGTGTACGCGGTATGAGACGCGGCCGGATGTGTGTCGGGAGTACCCGTGGTATGGGGGTGAGCCGGATGGTCGGGCTGCGTTGCCTCCGGCGTGTGACTTCAATCGGGATGTTGGGCGTGAGCCGGTGCCGGTTGAGATCGGGGTGAAGCCTTCGGGGTGAGATGGTCCTGTGTGGGTGATAGGTTCCCGGTATAAGTCAGAATGACTTGACAGATAGAGTCAAGATGACACAGACTGGAATCGAGGAGTCACCCATGACCACCGCCCTACAAACCGACCACTACGAACTCACGATGGCCGACGCCGCACTCGCGGAAGGCACCGCTGACACCCCCGTCGTGTTCGAGGCGTTCGCCAGACGACTCCCCGAAGGACGCCGCTACGGTGTCGTCGGGGGCACCGGCAGACTGCTCGACGCCATCGACAACTTCCGATTCAGCGACGCCGACGGCAGCCTTGCCGAACTGATCTACCTCCGCGAACGAGGCTTCCTCAGCGAACAGACACTCGACTACCTCCGCGACTACCGGTTCACCGGACAGATCGACGGCTACGCCGAAGGGGATCTCTACTTCCCCTACTCACCGATCTTCACCGTCCGAGGCACCTTCGCAGAATGCGTGGTACTCGAAACGCTGATCCTCTCAACCCTCAACCACGACAGCGCAATCGCATCGGCCGCAAGCCGGATGCGAACCGCGGCAGGACTCGCGACGCTGCTGGAAGGCGGGGGACGACGTACCGACCCCGACGCTGCTACCGCTTGCGCACGAGCCGCCTACATCGGCGGATTCGACGCCACGTCGAACCTCGCAGCCGGGTTCCTCTACGGAGTCCCGACCGGCGGCACCGCAGCCCACGCATGGACGCTGCTTCACACCGATGAGCGTGCAGCGTTCCGGGCGCAGGCCGAACGGTACGGCCACGACACCACGTTCCTCGTCGACACCTACGACATCCCCACGGGGATCAAGAACGCCGTCGAAGTCTGTCGTGAAGTGACCGGCAGGTTCCCCGCGAACATCCGTATCGACTCCGGCGATCTTGCCGCCGAAGCGAAGAAGGCCCGTGTGCTGCTCGACAGTCTCGACGCAGCGGTCACGAAGATCACCGTCTCAGGCGATCTCGACGAATACCTGATCGACAAACTGGTCAAGGCTGACGCACCCATCGACGGGTTCCTTGTCGGCACCAAGTTGGTCACCGGCTCAGGTCACCCGACCGCAGAGATGGTCTACAAGTTGGTCGCGATCGGAAACGGCGACGGCACCTACCGGCCTGTCGAGAAACGGTCGAGCGGGAAAGCGTCGGTCGGTGGCCGCAAGCACGCCTTCCGCGTTCTCGAAACCGAAGGCCACGCGGTAGAGGAACAGGTCGTGGTTCGGTTCACCGACGACGATCCGCAGTCGACACCGCTGGCCCGTGCGTTGCAGCACCCGATGGTCCGCGACGGAAAGCGAGTGAATCCCCATATCGGCACGCTCGTCCATGCCCGCCAGACACACCACGGAGCGATGGCTGAACTTCGGCCGATGCACCGAGGAATCGAAGCCGGACGGCCCGCACTCAGCGCGGCCCCGAACTAGGAGAAGCCCCATGACCACCAACACCGCACTCATCGTCGTCGATGTGAACAAGACGTTCTGCGAGGGCGGCTTGCTCGCCGTCCCCGGAGGGAACGACGTAGCCGAACGCATCCGGCACTACATCGACGCCGTGACCCACGGCCCCGGACCGACCCCGCTCTACGACCTGATCGTGTTCACCCGCGACTGGCACATCGACCCCGGCGACCACTTCGCCGCACCCGGAGAGGAACCGGACTTCGTGACCACCTTCCCCGTCCACGGGGTTGCCGGTACTCGCGACGCCGAGTTCCACGACAAGTTGGGCAACATCCCGTTCAATGGGATCGCCGGAACCCCTACGGCCGTCATCAGCAAGGGCCAGTTCGCTCCGGCGTTTAGCGGCTTCGAGGGCACCACCGATCTCGGTGTCCCCCTCGCGACGTTGCTGCGGGGCTACGGCATCACGTCGATCGACGTGTGCGGAATCGCTACCGAGTTCTGCGACAAGGCCACCGCGCTCGACGGTGTGGCCCACGGGTTCCACACGACGCTGCTCACCGAGTTCTGCGTCGGACTCGACGCCGACATGATCGCCGCTGCGATCACCGAGATGGCCGATGCCGGGGTGTTCATCAACGATCCAGCGTTGATCCGATGAGCGACCAGACCGAAGCCGAGTTCCTCGCCACCTACGACCCGACGGCCTACCCGCCGACCGGCATCACCGTCGATCTCGTACTGCTCACCATCATCGACGGCAACCTGTCAGTCCTGCTCGTGAAACGCGCAGGGCACCCGTACAAGGGCAAGTGGGCGATCCCCGGCGGGTTCGTCGAACACGACGAGGGACTCGACGACGCCGCTCTCCGCGAGTTGCAGGAGGAGACAGGCACCGAGTTGTTCTCCGGCCACATCGAACAGTTGGGGGCCTACGGCAAACCGTCCCGCGACCCACGGTTCCGCATCGTGTCGATCGCGTACGTCGCGTTCTTCCCCGAGCCGGGCAACCCCATCGCCGGATCGGACGCGGCGGAGGCAAGGTACTGGCCGGTCGACATGATCGACCGCGACATGCTCGCCTTCGACCACGGCACGATCATCGACGACGCCATCGAACGGGCACGGGCGAAACTCGAATACACGACCCACGCGACCGCGTTCCTGCCGTACGAGTTCACGATCGGTCAACTCCGACGGGTCTACGAAACGGTGTGGGGTGTCGACATCGAACCGGCGAACTTCCGCCGCAAAGTCCTGTCGACATTCCGGCTGGAAGAAGCCGGAGGATCGCTTGGGCTTGGACGGCTCTACGCGCTCCCCGCTCTGACAGAGAACCTCTACCCGCCCTTCTACCGAGAGACGACACAGTGAAGATCGGACTTGCTCAACTCAACCTCACTGTCGGAGACATCGACGGCAACACGGCGAAGATCGTCGCGACGATGGCCGACGCCGAACTAGCCGGGTGCGATCTGCTCATCACCCCCGAGTTGGCCGTCACCGGCTACCCGCCGGAGGATCTGCTGCTCCGCCACGAGTTCGTCATCCAGTCGATGCAGGCAGCGCAACGGATCGCCGCCGAAGCCGAGACAGTGACCACCGTGATCGGCTACGCCGCACCGACGTTGGGCGCTCCCATGACGCACGATGCCGAGGGGCGCACGGTCCTGAACGCCGCGGTCGCTGTCCGCGATGGGAAGGCCCGGCACCACTACGCGAAGCAACTGCTCCCCAACTACGGGGTGTTCGACGAGGCCCGCTACTTCGCTCCCGGCAAGTTCTCCCCCGACGGATGGTCCGGTGATCTGTTCGACGTGGCCGACACGAAGGTCGGTGTGCTGATCTGTGAGGACTTGTGGCGACCCGAGTTGGCCGACCACCTTGCGGAACAAGGCGCGGCGCTGCTCGTCGTTCTGAACGCTTCACCGTTCCACCACGGGAAAGTGGAGGCCCGACGCATTCTCGTCCAAGAGACGGCTCTGAGGACCGGCTGTGCGGTCGCCTACGTGAACCTCGTGGGTGGGCAGGACGAGATCGTGTTCGACGGCGGGTCACTGTATGTCGACAACCGTGGGCACGTTCTGGCCGAGATGTCGCAGTTCGAGGAGTACGTCGCGTTCGTCGACACCGACGATCCGGTGCAGCACGTGTTCCCCCGACCCATCGGCCGGATCGAGGAAACGTACCGGGCACTCACGATCGGGTTGCGCGACTACGTGGACAAGAACGGGTTTCCGTCGGTAGCGATCGGCCTGTCCGGTGGGATCGACAGTGCGTTGACCGCGGCGATAGCGGTGGACGCTCTCGGACCGCGCCGGGTGCGGGGCATCACGATGCCGGGTCCGTGGTCGTCAGGCGGATCGGTGTTGGACTCGTTCGCTCTCGCCGCCGGGTTGGAGATCGACTGCGATGACGTGTCGATCAAACCGATGTACGCCGCTGCGGTGGGCGCGCTCGAACCGCTGTTCGACGGGACCGAACCGAACGTCGCGGAGGAGAACCTGCAAGCCCGGCTCCGTGGCCTGATCCTGATGGCCGTCACGAACAAGCACGGCGGGATCGTGTTGGCGACCGGAAACAAGTCGGAGATGGCCGTCGGCTACTGCACCCTCTATGGGGACATGGCCGGAGGGTTCGCCGTGTTGAAGGATGTCCCCAAGACGGTCGTGTACGAGTTGGCAGAGTTTGTCAACCGGCACGAGGAACGCATCCCGTGGGCGACGATCAGCAAACCCCCATCGGCGGAACTCGCTCCCGATCAGGTCGACTCGGACAGCCTCCCGCCGTACCCGATGCTCGACGCGATCCTCGCGGCGTACATCGAGGATCACACGCCGGTCGACGAGATCATCGAGAGCGGGGTCGGAGCGGAGGACACGGTTCGGCGTGTCGTCGGGCTGGTGGATCGGAACGAATACAAGCGCCGTCAGTCGGCACCGGGCGTGAAGATCACGACCCGAGCGTTCGGCCGGGAACGACGGCTCCCCATCACGAACGGGTGGAAGCCATGAAGCAACATCACCTATCGACGGGCCGGAAGGTCGGACTGTTGGGCGGCACGTTCGATCCGCCGCATCTCGGACACCTGCTGCTCGCGGAGGACGCCCGCTACGCACTGGGCTTGTCGGCGGTCTACTTCGTGGTGACGGGCGAGCCGGACTACAAGCGGGGCGCGACTCCGGTGCGGCATCGGTTGGCGATGACCGAGTTGGCGGTGGCGGACAACCCGAACTTCCGTGTGTCGTATGTCGACGCTGAGCGGGCGGGGCCGACGTACACGGTTGACACGTTGACTGATCTGGTTGCCGGTGAGGTGGACACTGAGTTCTTCTTCATCTGCGGGTCGGACAACATCGACGGGTTGAATGGTTGGCGCGATATCGACCGTGTGTTGGACATGGCGACGTTCGTGATGGGCGAGCGTGAGGGGGAGCCGGTGGAGATCCCGGCGGAGTTCCGGGGTCGGGTCAAGGTGTTCCCGTCGCAGGTGACTGGGCTGTCGTCGTCGTCGTTGCGGAATGGGATCAAGCACGGCAAGACGTTGCGGTATGCGGTGCCGCCGACGGTCGAGCGGTACGTCCAAGAGCATTTCCTGTATCGGGTCTGAGAAGATTTCTTGGGGAATCTGCCCGAATGACTTGCACGGTGTAGACCACCCTGCTACAGTTGTGTTCATGGACGCAGCCACCACCCCCGCAGATGACTTCGATCTCCTCGCCATCCTCAACGCTCCCGCCGACGATGACGACTTCGACCTGCTCGCCACCATCGCCGCCGCAGCCGCCGACTTCGATGCTGCCGCCCTTTACACCCCCCGCCCCGCCGCCGAGAACCTCGGCCGCTGAGAACAAGGAACCAACCACCATGAACACCATCCCCACCATCGTCCGCAAGTTCACCCCCGGAACGCTCGTGCAAGCCACGTCGTTCTGCGACTCCAACTGTGTGTGGACCTTCGAGGTCGTCAAGCGCACCGCGAAGTTCGTCACCCTCGTGGATGTCGACACCGGCGACCAGACCCGCACCAAGATCCGTGAGGGCACCGACGGCAGCGATTGGACGATGCCGTTCGGCTCGTACTCGATGGCACCCGTCGTCCGGGCAGCCTGACAGAAACTCCACCGGGACTGTCCCACCCGGATGCTAGGGTGGTTCTTGTGACCCGCCGATATTCGTCCCGTAGTTGTTGCAGCGACTCATCGAGTCGTTGAACCGGGGCGCGCCCACATATCGGCTGCACCCCACACATGGGAGTGCGCCGAAGTTGGAGAGTCGGGCCGGGCTGTAAACCCGGAGGCACTGCGTCCTGAGTGGGTTCGATTCCCACCGCTCCCACCACGGAAGGTTGACCGGTAAGGTTCCGGGCTTCCCTGCTAAGGAGTGCGTGCCCGCGAGGGCATGGGGTTCGAGTCCTCAACCTTCCGCTGTTGTGTGTAATTACGCACGACGCACAAGTCCACAAACCGGATGACATCATCCGAAATGTGGACACATCATGGAAGGTGCCGCTGGGTTGGCTGGCAACCGGTGTCGAAAGCCGGGGCGTCTTTACGGGCGAGGGTTCGACTCCTTCACCTTCCGCCAATGTGACGATATGGGCACAACCGCTCACATCGGACCGAATGTGACGATATGGGCACATTGAACTGCAAGGAAAGTGCGTCACTCCGCTGGCAGCGAAATCCAATAGTTACCCGAACAGGCAGGAGCCAACACAGCGAAATCCAATCACGGAGAGTGAACCCAGCAGGGCGGGGGACCGCTTGGAAGGCGGCTCGCACCGAAAGGTGTGGGGATCGTGTCCTCCGCTCTCCGCTCACAATTTCATGCGTCGGTGGCTGAGAGGCAAAGCACAGGATTGCAACCCCTGACCACGCGGGTTCGACTCCCGCCCGGCGCTCTACGGTACGATCCTGTACCGCAAGCGCCCGTGCCCGAGTAGACGAAGGGAATGGCCTGCAAAGCCATCGGGCTTCGGCCCCTCGTGAGTGCAAATCTCACCGGGCGCTCCAACTCACACCCAAGCGGAACCGTCCCGGCTATGTCGTAGTGTCGACGACATGAACAAGATCACCGTGTTCGCTGTCGGGGTGGCCGCAGGGTTGACCGTCGGCATCATCGTTGGCCGTTGGGTAGCGATCGCTCTGCTGCTTGTCGCTGGCGCGCTGGTGTTCGCCCGACTGTCGATGAGCGACGACGAGGAACCGGAAGGCTGATGGGCGGCATCGCGATCGGTATGGGCATCGGCGTGATGTTGACGTGGGGGTTCTTCGGCCACGTCCGGTCGATCGAGGGCGCGGAGGTCGACCCGCGGTTCCACACGCTGCTGCTACTGGGCGGCGTGGGCCTGTTGGCCGTGTGCGCGGTGGGTTGGTTGACTTCCTGAGACTGTCCTGACCGCGTGGTACGGTCGGCTACATGGAACTGGTGCAGCAGATTGCGGTGAGCAACTCGGGGTCACACTCCGACGTTGTGTGTGCCGTGGCGCGTGCGTCCGCGAAGTTGTTGCTGGCCGAGTTCGACCACCCGCAGATGCAGGCGTGGCTATCTGGCCGGTTCACCAAGACGGTCCGCCGCGGTTCGTTCGCGAAGGTCGATGCGTTGGCCGAGTCGATCGTCCCGAACGCGACAGCGGGGGTGGGACTGTTGGGCGATGACCTGTCGGAGTCGATCGTGCGGGCTGTGGCGTTTCTGCCGATGGCCCGCGACGAGGTGCCTCCGGCTCTCGGCAAGTTGCGTGTCGCTGACTTCAACCGTCCCCACGATGGGAACTGGTCGGAGATGAACGCAGGGCCGTCGCTGTTCGTGAACGGTGACGTGGAGATGTCGACGGGTAAGACGGCGGCGCAGGTCGCTCACGCTCTCTGTGCGTGGCTGCTCCGGTTGCCTCCGGGTGGACGGTTGCGGTGGCTGCACTCGGACGGTACGGCGTTCAGGGTGCGTGAGGTGTCGGGCGACGAGTTCGATGAGGACGCGAAGCGGGCGCAGGTTGTGATCCGTGATGCGGGACTCACCGAGGTCGAGTCTGGTACGGCGACGGTGCTGGTCCGATGAGTCGCTATGACTTGCATGGTGTAGACGGACCTGATACAGTTATCTACATGGAAGCAACCACCGCCCAAGACATCACCACCGAAGAACTCCCCGTCATCGCCCGATGCCTCAGCATCGACCCCCGCACCGACGAGGTTGTCGACGAGATCGACTTCGAGTGGGGTAACCTCACCGTCACCTTCATCGACGGCGACTGCGACGAGGCCGCACACGACGCCAACGTCGCAGCGATCATCGCAGAGATCGAGGACTTCGCTCAGGGCGGACACCTCGCAAGCCGCTTCGTTGACGTGCTGGTCGACGGCGAAGTCGTCAACTGAACCCAACCGCAAACCCCGAACCCCCTGCCACCGAGCGGGGGGTTCACCGCGTCCGACACCGGCTTGCCCAGCCCATCGGGGAATCCGCCACGAGACTGTCCTACCCCCGTGCTATGTTGGCGTCCATGAAGTTCCACCGACCTACGCATCAGAATCGGCAGCGGCCACAACAGCCGCATCAGCCGACGCGTACCCGGTCGTAGAGGAACTCAACCTCCACCCCACAGACCGGGCCTACGGGCACGAGTCGCGGGGTGCGACGCCTGCTTTGGGAGCAGGAAGCGCGGAGTTCGACCCTCCGGTGCCCGACTGACATAGCCGCCCTAATCGCGGCGAACTAACAAGGTCTACGGGTAGTGGCGCAGTTTGGTAGCGCGCACGCTTCGGGAGTGTGAGGTCGCAGGTTCAAGTCCTGCCTACCCGACAAAGGCCAGCGTCGTAAGCGGGCCGCGTGAGCGGTAGCGCAGCGAGGTGTCGTGGAGTCGGGTTCATCATCCGGCGAAGCGGCCGACGACCGGGGTGATGTCCCGATCGGAAGTGGCCCGAATCTTCACCGGGTGCGCATGGCACGGTGACCATACCTGCTTCGGAGGCAGGGGATACGGAGTTCGACTCTCTGGCACCCGACGCAAGGCACATTGAAAACTGAACGGGATGTGGCGCAGTTGGTAGCGCGCACCGCTGGGGGCGGTGAGGTCGGGAGTTCGAGTCTCCCCATCCCGACGCAAGACACCGATGAGATGTGGTGTAAGTGGCAACACGCGGCGCTCTGGACGCCGAGTAGGAGGTTCGAGTCCTTCCATCTCAGCGAAGCGGAAAGTCCGCTACAAGATGTGGCCGAGGTAGAAGTAGACGAAACGCCGGGTTGTGACCCCGGAGAAAGCCGGTGCGAGTCCGGTCGGTCACCCCACCTAAACCAACCTGTCGGGAGAGGCCCCGGCGTGAGAACCTATCGAGAGGAGGTAGCCCCCATGAGTACCCTGTTGCTGAACGCCAGTTTCGAGCCGTTGAAGGTCATCTCGACGAGGCACGCGGTCGTGATGGTCGTGACGGACAAGGCCGAGATTCTCGAAGCCGGAGAGGGGGAGTACCGCTCTCCGTCGATCTCCGTCCCGGTCCCCGATGTCGTCCGGTTGACGCGGTTCCGCAAGGTGCCGTTCCGGGCGACGATCCCGCTGACGAACCCGAACGTGTTGCTCCGCGACAAGTACGTGTGCGCGTACACGGGATCGAACCCGCATACGTGCAAGGGCCGGGCCACGTCGGTCGACCACGTGAAGCCGCGTGCGTTGGGTGGCCGTCACCGGTGGGAGAACGTCGTCGCCGCGTGCGATCCGTGCAACCACACGAAGGCCGACATCCCGCTGTCGGTACTGGGGTGGTCGCTCGATTTCGAGCCGCACATCCCGAAGGGGAATGTGTGGGTTGCTCTCGGCAAGGTGCCGAAGCCGTCGTGGGAGCCGTATCTGAATCCGGCGTGAACAGGTTTTGAGGGATGGTGTAACTGGCAACACGCGTGGTTTTGGTCCACGAGTTCCGAGTTCGATCCTTGGTCCCTCAGCCAATGCAGGGTGGCGTAATTGGCAACGCGTCCGATTGTTAATCGGAAGTTCGGGGTTCGAGTCCCTGCCTTGCAGCCGATGTAGAGAGTCCATCCGGGCATTGGAACCGGCCTGTTAAGCCGGACGTTGAGAGTTCGAGTCTCTCCTCTACAGCCAAGAAACCGGGCCGAGATCGTCTCGGCCGAGTGATAGGTTGTTCCCCATGACGCAGCACATCGACTTCGGAGGCCCGGCACGTGGCTTCGTCGATCGCGCAGCGAAACGAAAGCCGTCCGTAATCAGCCGGGGTGGCGACGGGCGATAGCCCTTTCCACGCTGCCCCTCCCCTCTTTCGGGGGTGAAGCATACGTGGCGATGCAGCCGACTCTTAATCGGCAGAACGCGGTTCGATTCCGCGCACCCTCACAGCGGACGTGTCGCTCAGCGGCTAGAGCAGCCGACTCTTAATCGGTCCTCCGTGGGTTCGAGTCCCACCACGTCCACCATGCTCCCGTAGCCCAGCGGCCAAGGCAGCGGACTTTTAATCCGATGATCGTGGGTTCGAGTCCCACCGGGAGTACCAACGAAACCGTCCCGGTCGTGTTGTACGGTCGTCGACATGCCAACCCCCACACCCGAACAAGATCAGGCAGTCACTCTCGCCCGCGGCGGAGGCCACCTTGCCGTGGACGCTCTCGCCGGTACCGGCAAGACAACGACCTGCGTGATGATCGCTGAGGAGAAGCCGACGCAAGGCGTGTACCTCACGTTCAACAAGGCGTTGCAGCGCGAGGCCGACGCGAGGTTCCCCGATCACGTCGACTGCCGCACCACGCACTCCGTCGCGTTCCAAGCCGCCGCGGGTCCGTTCCGGCACCGGATGGGCGCGCCCCGGATGCGGTCGGCTGACATCGCAGCGAAACTCGGTATCGGACCGATGATGTTCGAGTCGTCGATGGGGTCGAAGAAACTGTCGCCATCGTTCCTCGCAGGAATGGTGACCCGTGGTATCCGCCGGTTCTGCGCTTCCGCTGACCCGGAGCCGCTCGCGAAGCACATCCCGATGCCGACGACGATGGGTGACGACGACGAGTTGATGGCGGTGTGGCGTACGCTCCGGCCGCGGCTCACCGGCGCTCTCCGTCAAGCGTGGGTGGACCTGTCCGATCCGGGCGGCGAGATGCCGTACGAGCATGACGCCTACCTGAAACTGTTTCAGTTGGGTTCCCCGAAGATCGAGGGCGACTACCTGTTGCTCGACGAGGCGCAGGACACGTCCGATTGTGTTCTCGACATCGTGTCGCAGCAGCGGGACCACATGCAGGTCATCTACGTGGGTGACACGCACCAGTCGATCTACCAGTGGCGAGGCGCTGTCGACGCGATGGCGAAGGCTGACGTGTCCGGGCGGGCGGCGCTCACGTGGTCGTTCCGGTTCGGGCCGGAGATCGCTGAGCAGGCGAACGAGGTTCTCGCGACGTTGACGGACATGCGGTTGGTCGGCAAGGGCAAGCCCGGTGTCGTCGGCCGTCTGAACCATCCCGACGTGGTGCTGTCGCGGTCGAATGCAGCGGCGGTCACCGAGGCGTTCGAGGAGTTGAACCGTGGCGGGAAACCTCACGTGGTCGGCGGCGGGCGTGATGTTGTGTCGTTCGCGTTCGGGGCCAAGACGATGATCGAGGACGGGTGGACGAGCCACCCCGATCTGGTGTGCTTCGATTCGTGGGATGACGTGGTGGACTACACGACTGACGACGAGTTGGGCGGCGACTTGAAGATGCTGGTCGGGTTGGTGACTCGGTTCACGCCGGACGGGATCGTGCGGGCGTTGAAGGGGCAGGCATCGGAGTCGAAGGCTTCGCTGATCCTGTCGACGGCGCATGGGGCGAAGGGTCGTGAGTGGGACTCGGTGAAACTGGCAGGCGACTTCCCTGACAGTGAGGACGGCGGTGAAGAACGGCGGTTGCTGTATGTCGCTGTGACTCGCCCGCGGGATGCGTTGGACGTGACTCTCGTGGATACGTTGAACCCTGACAGTGATGATGATGACGATGGTGAGATGGCGGACTTGGCTCCGTCGGTTGATGGCACCCTGTTCTGAGATCGTCCTACAACTGTGGTAGGGTCGACCACATGGAACACGACCACACCGACCAAGAACACGCCGAGACAGAACTCGACGCCGAGATCGCAGAACAACTCGACGCCTACCTAGCGGAGAACGGACTCATCATCGTCCCCGCAGACACCCACGATCACGACGGCGAATCCCTGTGGGAATCAACCGTGGAAGTCGTCACCGACCCCCCGCACATCGCGTCCGAGGTCGTCATGGAGTCAGCGTCCTACCTGATCTTCGGTCTGATGGTCACCCCGCTGATCCGCTGGTGGGTGAAGCGCCACGACCGTGAACATCACGGCCACGACTGCGACACCGACCACGCTGACGCCACCTTCTGAGATCGTCCCACCCGACCGGTACTGTCTTGGTTATGGGACAATCAACAGATGCGATTCTCGCCTACGGGTGGGCACGACCGTCGCCACCGAGTCGACTACCGCTTCCCTGATGGTAGGGACGCCGACCGTGAATGGCTGGACGATGACTCAATCTTGGGTTGACGCCACCGCTGCACGGCTGGGGGTCGAGACGATCTGGATGGCGTCCGACTGGCTTCCGTTGCTGTGGCGGATCGAGGCCGAGCCGGAACGCGACCGTTGCGTCGATGAGTTCGCGAAGTTGTCGGCCTACATGCGGCCGGACAATCTGGCGCAGGCACTCCCGGTGCCCGAGATCGACTGGCACGGAATCCAAACGGTCCTACTCCCGTAGTACCGTCATCCACGATGTTCGGAATCGCACTATTCCTCGCCGTAGTCGTCACAGTCGTGGTCGTGTTCTTCGCTCTGTTGGGCGTGAACGCGATGCTTCGATCGTCGAAGGCGTCCGCCGCGGAGATCAAACGAACCGAGGTCGACGCCAATCACCGCGAGGCGATCCGGCTACTCGACGCGATGTTGGTGCAAGACGAGATGGTGCCGTATCTGAACGAGCCGCACCGTGACCGGGCGCAAGAACTGGTCGACGAGTTCCACAACTAGGGAGAGACATGAACCGCAAGATCACTGGCGCGTTGCTCGCGCTCGCGATGCTGGTCGCAGGCTGCACCTACGACTCCACGCAGTCCGACGAGGTGTCGTGCAACTACGGCGGCGGGCCGTTCGAGTCCCCGCAGTTGAAGGAAGAACTCGACCCCGGCGCGGGCCGCACGTTCATCGGGCTGTTCGATTCGTCGTACCACTACCCGACTTCGCAGCGGACCTACGACGTGTCCCCGAACGAGGGCGAAGGCGACGAGCAGCGGGCCGACCTGATCGTCGCTCCGTCGTCGAACGACATCCGTATGGGCGTCGGACTCATCGTGCGGTTCAAGTTGAACACCAACATCGTCTGCGAGTTCCACGAGCAGATCGGCCGGAAGTACGAGGCGTGGACCGACCCCGGTTGGAGCGACATGCTGCGTGAGACGTTCCGCCGTCCGTTGGAACGGTCGATTCAAGAACAGATCCGACGGAACGAGGGCCGGGCGCTCTACTCCGACCCTGACCTGTTGATCGAGGTCGAGCAGGCGATCTCGACCGGGTTGAAGGACACGATCAACCGTGCGATGGGGGCCGACTATTTCTGCGGTCCCGGCTTCGTCCACGGCGAGGACGAGTGCCCGGAGTTCGAGATCACGTTGACTCACATGGAGCCGACGAACCCCGAAGCGATCACGGCGTTCGAGGCCGAGCAGATCGAGGTCGCGAAGACGGCCGCGGCTACGCAGGCGGTGTTGACCGCCGAGCAGGAGGCGCTTGCGATCATCGAGTTGCAGGATGCTCTCACCGAGGGCGGTTCGGCCGTGGCCCTGTTGGAAGCGGTACGTTCCGGGCAGGTCGAGTTTTGGGTTATCGACGGCGGGCAGTTGACCGTGCAGGCACCCGAGGTTGGAGTAGACGACGAGTGATGGTTGGCACGATCCACGGTGGTCCGTCGTTCGACGATTGGCAGATGCGGAAGTTTGTGCCTGCCGGTAGGCGGCGGATAGCGAAGATGGCCGGGGACCGGATCGACAAACTGTTCGGTGACATGACGTTCTCGTTCATCAAGATCGGTGAGGCGGCGGAACAGGCGGCGGACGCTCTGACGGATTTCCGTCGTGAGTACGTTCAGGCGAGCCGGGTCGCGATGGCCGCGGTCCCACCGCAGACGTACTCGACTCGGTACGTCAACATGAGTGGATGCCCCTGATGGGTCGACTGCTGATCGAGTGGGGGACGAACCCCACACCCACGCCGCCCGCTGCCCAGCCCATCGCCGCTGTCGAGCCTGATGTTGAAGGTTCGCCGGAGCCGGTCAGTCTCCCCGCTGTGAGGAAGATCGCGGTTGGTGACGTGGTGGCCGAGGGGAAGGCGTGGGAAGCGATAGAGGACGCACAACGCCGGTACATCGAGGGCGTGCAGAACGGCGACGACAAGGACACGAACGAGGCGCGCCGCAACTGGACCGGTGGGGCGTTGGTGACGTTCGCTACGTTGACTGGTCAGAACCCGCGGGAGTTGAACCAGACCCTTGCGGAGAAGTATCCGATCGACACGTATCAGGGGATGGCTGTTCGTAAGCCGCAGACGATCCGTCGCCCGGACGCGCCGGAGGGCGCGACGAAGCGGGTGGTTCCGAACGCCGACGAGATCGCCCGGCTGGGTGCCGTGGTGGAGGTGTCGCCGGAGGACATGGCGCAGATGGACACGTTGGTGGTGGACGAGGCGGAGCATGAGCGGGTGATGGGCGAGATCAAGGCCGATGGTCGGGTGTTCGCTGAGGAGCCGGTGGACGACGACTAACCCACTTGCACACTGTCGACTCACGCGCTACAGTGTGGTCTATGGACCGACAGCCCGCAGTGATCTTCGACAGAGACGGCACGCTGGCTTCCGTCGCGCACGTCGCACCCACGGACCTGCGCGACCCGTCGCAGTGGCGAGACTTCAACGTCGCCATGCCGTTCGACGCACCGGTGCCCGCTGTAGTCGACATGCTGCGTGCGGTGCCCGCAGGCGTTACGCGGATAATGACGAGCGGCCGGTCGCAAGGTGACCACGTGGGCGACCGTCGCCGTCTGTTCCAGATGCGCGACTGGATCGCGAAACACGACTTGCCGATCGACCTGTTGATAATGCGACCCGCCGGAGACATGCGCTCCGACGACATCGTGAAACGAGCCATGTTCGATCAGATCATCGCTCCCCGCTTCGACGTGCAGTTCGTCGTGGATGATCGTCCCGCAGTGGTGGCGATGTGGCGAGACATCGGCTTGCACGTCATCGCAGTGCAAGACCCCGGCATCCTGCCTCCGATCGCCCGGCAGGCATGACCCCGCCGCGGTTCACGTTCGACGAGTGCATCGCTCGACGACACGAGAACTGCGCGGGGGCGTGTCACATCGCCCGTCTCCACGTCGGTGACTGCGACTGCGAATGCCACGATGACCCCAACCCTCGACCCGACGTTGAGCGTCGAGAGTGAGGGTGTTCGTCTACACACCGGCTATGTAGGTAGACTGGCTACAAGGCCAATCTTTACTCTCCCCCCAGTGGCCGGAGGTGATCGACATGCAGGTGAACGAAGCCATCGAGATCGCAGTCGAGTTGGATCAGATCAGGACGGTCTACGGATCGGAATGCGCCGATCACGTCAGTCGCGCTCTGCGCGCTGCCGGTCCCGAAGGGTGGCGAGACACCGTGAGCGCCGCCATCGCGCACTTCGTGAAGTCCCGTCGTCGACTCTCCTACGTCGCGTGACACGCCACTCGCAACCCTCAACCTCTACCTGTGGTTGAGGGTATCCACTTCGACGTAGCAGATCACTGTATATGATGCACTCACGGCCTAGAACGTGGTTCGCGGCCCAGTGGAACTCGGTGTAACCGGGGCCACGGGAAAACAACACCCACCCCCATACACCCCAAAGCAGGAGCGAATCACGATGGATCGCATCACCGTCCCCGAGGACTTGAAGTCCCTCTCGGATGAGGAACTCACCGCACTGGGCCTTGAAATCC